GCTCAAGGTCACTCAATCTACTGTCGAGCATGAACTGTAGGGCAAACCCAGCCTTCCCATAGGATGCCTCCCGTTCCTGTAGGTCAAACTCATTGAATCTGTCGGGATCCACGGGTTGCCCCTCCAGTTCCTCAGGATTCTCCTCCAGCCCTGTTGTTATTATATTAGCCAATCTATCCCCATAGATCGCTTTAGCCTTACTAGGGTATCTGGCGGGCCATATACGTGTCTCATAACCGCGCTCTAGGAGTGAATTATAGAGTGTCTCTTCTGACTGGGGTGTACCCAGAAATAGGATCCTCCCGTTTGGCTTCAGGATAGCCTCAAACTCCTTTACAGTTTCCCCCAGCCTATCCCGCATTAACTGGGTCATACTGTTGTTGGCTGACTCAACATCATCAGCAACAATAATATCAGCACGGGAACCAGTGAGCTGCCCCGTGACTCCCACTGATTTAACACTGGGCGCATGGGCTGCTGGAGCTGGCCCCACATCAAAGCTGATCTTGGAGGATCTTTGTTCCTCACGGGGGATCAGGTGCTGCAATATGGGCATTTCTGAAATTAACCGGAGGGTAAACGTAGAGAAGTCGTCTGACCTTGTTTTTGATGCTGATACCACCAGAAAGTTAAGGGTAGGATCCAGTAATAACTGGTGACACACAAAGGCACTGGTGATCCAGCTCTTTCCTACCCCACGGAAGGCTTGAATTACCACCCGTCTTGGGCCATCTTGGACGTACTGAGCGATGTCGTTTTGTACGGGAGTCGGGCAAGGGAGATTCAGGTGTTTCCACACCAGATAGAGAAAGTTTCTGAAGTCCTTCAGCCGTGGGTCTATATTGGAGCGTAAAGGGGTCATAGAGACGTTATGAAAGGGTTCTGGTACTATGGGAGGTAAGGATACTACGAAGGCTCCTAGGGCTGATTCTGGGCCACAGAAGGTGGTTATAAGGATCAAACGGAGAAAGCTGGGCCGTCACAAGGCTGTGGGCCTTGCACACCCTGATGGTTTGATCGAGATTGACCCTAGGCAAACCCCTAGGGAGTACTTGGATACGCTTATTCATGAGCTTCTTCATCAGGTAAAGGCTTCTTCCTACTGGGATGAGGCCGCAGTGACAAAAGTAGCGAACTCTCTGAGTCATCATCTGTGGGAGGAAGGTTATCGAAGAATGGATTCATGGCCCTCTTCAACACCTGCAAAAAAGTAATCCAAGTTCTTACATCGGTATCTGACTTGCCGTAGTTGGCAAAGGCACACGCAAGAACCACATTGGAGTCGCTATAGCCTTTATCGGAATCAATACGATCAATACTAACCAGTTGAGGATGTCTCTTGTAAACTGAATAGGTTAGCATGGGAATTTGAGTCCAGAAGCAGAGACCTCGTTGTTCATCCCAGAGTTGACGCAGGTATCCTCGGTCAATATTGGTATCATGGTATTTTTTAACGCTTTTCCGGTAACACCCTTGAATCAGGCGGTAATCCCAGTTTTCATCCCGATACTTCTGCTGACTCTTGCGGTGGTTCTCTTTGTGGCATGTTGATGATTGTCCCTTTTTCATCATAAGGTAGTTCCTCCAAGATATTTAACAGAGGAGACCCTGACGCGGGTGTAACCGTAATGTTGTTATCCTTCAACATTTGGCGAGCCACGTTTAAGTCAGTAGGTGTAGCTTCACCATCTCTTATGCGGTTTAATAGCTCTGAGGCCAGAGCAGCGTGGATTTGCCCCAGAGTCTCCTCGTTAAGTTCTTGTAGTACGTCAGACATGATTAGTAAATGTTATTTCCTAGGAATAACCAGATCACCTAGGGGAGCTTTCTTCTTTTGTTTTTTTGGAGGGGGGCCTTGGGGAACAAGGAGCTTTGCATTCATGGCCCTTATGACCGCTTGCGCCCACTTTTTATCTTTTTCTCTACGAGCTTCTCTAAGCAATTTCTTTTCTTTTTTAGAAAGCTCGGCTTCTCCTTGGTATTTTTTAGGCATCTTATGAGTCCGATTTTGTTTTTCTTTGTGCTGAAGAAGGTGGAGGTACATTCTCCCAACTCTTAGGAGGTTCTGGGTAGGATTGCCGTGTCTTACCGCGACCTAAATTATAATCCATAGCACTACGTTCCTCTAGGATTCTTTCCAAGAACTCTGCCCGTAGTCGGGCTACAGAAGTTTTACTATTATATTTTTTTATGTGAGCTTTTGCCATCTTTGTGGCTTCGTTCCAATCCCTTGTGCCATACTTTTTATCGTACTGCCTTGTGTTGTATTCTTGGCTAGGGCCTTTTGGCCCCCAATGAAAGGTTCTGTCCTTACCTATCCGAAGAGGTACAATTTCCCCACCCTCAAGGAGTCTTTGTCTAAACATTGTGCGAAACTTTTCTCCGCTGTAATCCTTTGGGCCTTTAGGCTCCATTATCAGAGCATTCCTGCCAATCATCGGTGGCTGTGGAAGGCGAGTGTATGCTTCTCTTTCTTTAGCAGCCTTAGTCTTTTTAGCCGCCCGTTTCGCCTCCTCAAGTTGCTGGAGTTCCTCCTTAGTTCGGCGCTTTTTTATGATGAGTGGCATTATTCTTACCTTTGCTGGTAGCTGATACTATTTTTAGGAACTCTTACTTTCTTATTGTCATTAACTAGAGGTTTTGTTGGCTGACCTGTCATACGTCTCCAACTATTCATTTTTTGCCCTGTCATAAGACTTCGGCCTTTATAGGATGCGTTCGCCATACACATAATAATAATTATTCCTCCTCTCTACCCAAAGCACCGGCATACCAGCCCTCTGGAAGTTTAACTTTGTTCTTGGACAGAATCCACTCCCCGTCCTTACGGAAGTAGATCTTTCCGCTGACATTAGGCCCAATACGAACTATGTCAGCGTCAGTCTTTACGAACACTACTCTCGTCGTCCCGCAACCTATCGCGCATAGTAGAACGAAAGTTATCCCTAATTTCTTTTTCAGTTGTCGCATCACTGCCCTTTACATCCTGCTTAATCTCCGCTTTTAGTAAACCGGAGAGCCACTCAAGAATTGCCTTTATAAAAGCCGCCACATTAAGGCTTTTTTGCCGAGTATTCTTTGAGTGCGTCCACAATACTTTGTCCTCCGATGTAGGCTGGTACAATAATAGTAACAGCTCCAATGAGGTTTTCTGAGATTTCTGGGGAGAGGTTAAACCACTCAGTACACATAACTGCTAATAGGCCTCCAATGGCCATCCATAACTTTCTGGACTTAAGTTTTTCTTTCATAATTATGATTTTTTATTTTTTATTAGTACTTTTATTTTTAAGACAATATAAATCAGAGAGGCCAAACTAATCAGCACCTTTAGGAGAGTGTCAATCTCCAAGAGCCAGTTACCTAGTCCACTTGCGGAAGCAAAAGCTACCTTTATATCATCGAGATCTAGTAATCTCATGGTTATCCACCCAATTTATCCTGAAATTATTCATTCGGCGTTGGCTCTTCCCACACCCATGAGCGCGGCAACGGCTGTAACCGCTTCGCTTCAATCTGCTTGTCCAGAACCTCATGCCAGTTGTTTTCGGCAATGTGTTTATCAGCAATATCATTCTGCCACTTTTCATCAGGGTCTTCGCAGAGTCTCTTGAACTCGATAAAGTTCTCTGGATCAACAGTCAGCGCGACCCTAGCATCGATATAAGACGAGTAGCCGTCCTCCGCTGTTGCAGTAACACCAATTACGAGGTGCGTAATTACGTTATCCTTTAGCTCTCCACCGACTTCCAAGCTCCGCACAAGGGGTGTGAGTCGTGTCTTATTATATGTATTTGCCATAGATTGTTATGTGTTGTTGTTTATGTTAAGCAGTGCTGTTAGTTGGGAACCATGCGCCACTATAGGAAGCAACGTCCGAGTACCACGAATCATCCCCGTCACTGTAAATGGTCATAATCGGTGAATAACCGTCGCTGTTTGCTCTCATCCACTTGTAGTCAGTACGGTCAGAATCGTACAAATAACTGCTGAGTACGAAATTGTCAGAGGCGTTTCCGGTCATTACTGTAATCGGCCATCCATTAAAGTCCCCAGTCAACCAGATTTGGAACCGACGTCCTGCTGGGCAATCACCGGGGCGCGGTATGGTTAGCTGGAAATCGTTTCCATACATACTGGGACTTTCAACCTTGATTAACTGATCTGTGCCGTTCTCACTGACGGAGGCGTCTTGTCCGCTGGTGACGGTGGTGACGGTCATCTCAGGGACGCCAGCAGTCTCCCATGTTGGAACTGCTGAGTCGCCAGCACTGGTTAAGACTTGACCGCTGGTTCCGTAGGTGGTTCCGCCAAGCCCGAACGCTCCATCGGGGGAAATCCGTAAGGCTTCTGTGTCCGATGTCTTGAATACAATCGGGTCGTAGGA